GCTGGTTTGGTAATGATACTGCTATGACATACACTGCATTTGACATGCATAAAACACTCGTAGAGAAGGAAGGATATGATCCTCAATCTGACGAATATTATGAAGAAATTGATAAAAGATTAAGACTTGAATTTCCGCATAAATTTGGTAAAGATGAGGGTAATTCTACAGAAAGAGCAAAACCTGCTCAGACTGTGGCTTCAGCGAATCGTCCAGCTCAAACAGGACGCAGAAAAACTGTGAAACTCACGCCGTCACAAGTAGCAATAGCTAAAAGATTAGGTGTGCCACTCGAAGAGTACGCAAAACAATTAACCACGAAGGAGGCATAAGCGTATGGAACAAGATAAAAACATAAAAGCTTCTCGTGCGAGTCAAACAAGAGAAAAGGCAAAAAGACCTACTACTTGGACTCCCCCGTCATCACTTGATGCACCTACTCCGCCTGATGGATTTAAACACAGATGGATTAGAGCTGAAACTATGGGCTTTGAAGATACAAAGAACATGTCAGCCAAGTTGAGATCTGGATGGGAACTCGTAAGAGCAGATGAATATCCAGAAACCGACTATCCAACTGTAGAAGCAGGCAAATATGCAGGGGTCATAGGGGTTGGCGGCCTATTGCTGGCTAGGATACCAACAGAGATCGTTGAAGCGCGCAAAGCTTACTTTGCTAAGCAGACACAAGATAGAAACGAAGCTTTAGAAAATGATCTCATGAAGGAACAGCACCCAAGTATGCCAATCAATAGTGATAGGCAAACACGTGTAACCTTCGGTGGTACGAAGAAGTAATCTTTTAGATATTTCTAGTTCATCGATTAAGTAAACCATTATAAGGAGAAAAAAACATGGCTAACTCAAACTCACAAGGTTTCGGTTTAGTAGCAGCAGCAAGAGTTGGAAACACTCCAGCAATTTCTGGTCAATCTAAATACGAAATCGATGCAGGCGAGACTAACGCTATTTATAATGGTGAGATCGTAAAAGTCGATATTTCTGCTTCAACAGGCGGTTATATCGTTACTGCAGCAGCTGGTACAGCGGCGGTAGGTGTATTAAATGGAGTATTCTACAATGATGCTACAACTAAAAAGCCTACGTTTGCTAACTACTATGCAGGCGGAATCACACCAGCAAATAGTGAAGACATCACTGCATTCGTAAATGATGACCCGAATCAATCGTACATCATTGCGACTGATGCCACTCTAGGCGGCACTTTAGCATTAAGAAAATCTAAAATTGGATTAACTTATGCAACAACTGCGGCAGCGGGTGACACAACATCAGGTAAATCTACAATTCAACTTGGCATTTCAACTGCAGCTACAACAGCTAAGCAATTGAGAATGATCAGAATTGCTGAAGATGTAGAAAACCAAGATCAAACAGCAGCTAACTGTTCAGTAGTAGTAAAGATCAATTTGCATCAATACACTGTTGGATCATTAGCTACAGGCATATAATAGGAGGATATAAATATGGCTATAAGTAGATCACAGCTAGTTAAAGAACTAGAGCCAGGTTTAAATGCACTATTTGGCCTGGAATATCAAAACTATGCGAACGAGCATTCAGAAATTTTCGACACAGAAAATTCAGACAGAGCTTTCGAAGAGGAAGTAATGTTATCTGGCTTTGCAAATGCGCAAGTGAAAGGTGAAGGACAAGGCGTATCTTACGACTCTGCTCAAGAAACTTTCACAGCTCGTTATACGCACGACACAATCGCGTTAGCATTCTCAATCACTGAGGAAGCTATCGAAGATAACTTGTACGACAGATTAGCAAGCAGATACACAAAAGCTCTTGCTAGATCAATGGCGAACACAAAACAAGTTAAAGCAGCGAATGTGTTAAACAACGCGTTTGACTCATCTTTCGCAGGTGGGGATGGAAAAGAGCTTTGTGCTACTGACCACCCAATCGTTGCGGGAACTTTCTCAAACGAATTAGCTACAGCGGCTGACTTATCAGAGACTTCTTTAGAGCAAGCTCTGATTGACATCGCAGCATTCGTAGACGAAAGAGGTCTAAAAATCGCGGCTAGAGGAATGAAATTAATCATCCCAAGTGAATTACAATTCACAGCAGAGAGATTAATGAAATCCGCTGGTAAAGTTGGTTCACCAAACAATGATATCAACGCAGTAGTATCTATGGGAATGGTTCCACAAGGTTATGTGGTAAACCACTACTTAACTGATACAGATGCGTTCTTCATCAAAACTGATGTACCAAACGGTCTAAAACACTTCGTGAGATCACCTATCAATACTAAAATGGAAGGTGACTTCGATACTGGTAACGTTAGATACAAAGCTAGAGAGAGATACTCATTCGGTTTCTCTGACCCTAGAGGTATCTTCGGAACTCCAGGCGCGGCGTAATCCGTATTATCGTGAGCGGGTCATTGACCCGCTCATGAATAAATGATAAAGAAAGGATGTGAT